CAAATCAAACATTTTACGCTGATTTATAAATTTATTGTGCCCTCCACCTGGTTGGTAAGTCTTTTCCTTTAGCGGAGATTTGTCGGTGTAATGGTACACTTCATGTACAAGACCGGTACAATATTTCTCATCAAAAATATCAGGATCGTTGTCATATTCTCCATAATAATATGATGCATTTTTGCAGTATTCTATGATATAATTATGGTCTTCTTCAGAGAAAAAATTATCATAAACATTAATACTCATTCCAAATTTCCTCCATATTCTAAAACTTGTATATTCATTGCAATTGTAATTCTGGGATAGTCCACACTATACACGCAGGGTTCAACAGAATGGCGAAGATATGAAGGAAACATTATAAAGTCTCCCTCCTCAATATCTGGATAGTAATATGGTTGGTAATTATTTCTATTCATTTCCAATGATATAGTTCTAAGTTGGTCTAATGGATCCTTAAATTTTGGGGGTCTATGAATATTCTTATCAAAAGATAGAAAATGTATACACGAAAAATGAATATTATTGAATGGACTGCTTAAATGGTCGTGCTCTTCTTGATATTCTCCATCAGTATAACAGTTATACCATATTTCATCTATCATTATGCGATAATTAAAATCAAAAAAACTGTCAAGACATTTTGCATATTTTTCTTGTAAAATAGACTGATACGTATTATCCTCACCAAAGAATATCTCTTTTCCAGGTTTTTCTCCTGAAAAAGATGTTTTTAATTTATTGGTAAACCATCCTTCAGGAATCGGAAGTTCTTCGGAATCTTTAAGTATTTTAGAAACTAAAAGATTCTTAATTTCTTCATTATTTTCAACTTTACTATGAAAATAAGAAATTGGAAAAAGTGGAATTCTTGTTGAATCTTCGTATGTTTTTTTTATGTTACTCATGTATCACCTATATTAACATTTATGTTGCCTGAAATTGAAATGCGATAATCATCTGAAGTGTAAAAAGGATAGACACTATGATTAAGCCAAGATGGAAACATTACCATAGTTCCTTCCCAATTTTTATCGACTTTTAATGGTAGGGATTGTATATCCCCAGAAGCTGCAAGAAAATGAAATTCAAAAAGTGAGTTACAAGGTTGGTTCGCATTTTTGGAATTATGTAAATTTAATTCATCTTCTAAATTGTAAGGTATGCGAATCCATATTACAAAAGAATAATCTCCAGAATGTGTATGAATTGGATTAAATTCATATTTTTTTTGTAAATTAACCCATAAACTTTCTAGAGTGTATGATACCTGCTTATCAAAAAATCCCTCGGCGTGATCCCATTTTTTGGTGGGATTTAATGTTTCATCTTCCAATACAAGAAAGTAGTTTTGAGCAACTTCAATGAAAAAATTTTCTAAAAGTGAAAATGTTTCATCTGAAAGTTTATACTCTTCTTCAATATTTCCAGCTAATTTTTTATTCCATTTTTGAAATTCTTCTTTATTTAAAATCAAATAGTCTATGTCTTGATTTATTTTCAATAATAAATCATCAGGCATCTTTAATTTTATATAATATAAAGATGTGATTGGTTCAGCATATATTTTCAATTGTTCATCATTGCTCATATTATTGTGATAATAGTAATATATTAATGTAGAAAGATTCTTTCTACATTATTTAACACAGTTATAAAAGATTAAAATAATGTTAGACTGGTAGTTCCAACTCCAGGAACTGTAAATATTAATTGATTTCCAATTGTACTAATCTGTACTGCTGTTCCAATACCACTTGTAAATCCATTAGTTGAAGTCAAAATTCCGGAAACTCTAGTATTTCCATTAACAATGCTAGGACCATTAACATAAAACTTATTTCCTGGTGGATTTTCTGCATTCGTGGTTCCTATTCCAACTGATTCAAAAATTGCACCAAATTGTAGACAATCAATTCCCAAATCAAATCTTATATCAGTTCTTCCAATTCCAATACCAGTACCATTCATTACAAGAGCATCAATTGCGTCATTTGGATCCTCAGGAGTTAATGAAAATGATTGAGAACCTATATGTAATAACTCTCTAGGATTAGTATTTCCAATTGCTATTTTGTCACCAAAAAAAGCAGTGAAAAAGGTTGAAACTCCAGAAGTAATATCTAAATTCTGATTTGTTTGTGGAATAATAAGTTGACCTCCATCCTGCCCCAAAATTGCAGGTAAACCTCCATAAACATATAATGTTTCTACACTTGAACTAGTTCCAGCTCCAATAGAGGTAATATCTCCTGTTACATTAAGTGTATCTACATCAATATTTCCTACAATCTCTGCGTCTCCTACAACCTGAAGTTTTTTAGTTGGGTTCGTATCACCAATACCAAGATTTCCATCATAAGTTAAAGTCATTAAAGTTGTTGAGGCATCTTGCCCATCTATCCAGTTAAAACTTCCTGTACCTAAATTACCAACTCCATAATTTAGGTAATAATTCAAATTACCTAAATCATAATTGAAGATGTCTAGAGATTTTATCGTACTATATGGATATATTCCTGCAGTATTTCCAAATTTAATACCGCCACTATTCGATGTTGGTGTTAAAGCACTACCAACAATTACTGTAGATTCAGTTCCAGTAATCTGTAGTCTTGATCCTGAATCACTAAAAATATGGATATTACTTTGTGGAGAATCAGTATTAATCCCAATATTTCCAGAAACTCTCAACCTACTGGAAATTGTTGCTATTCCTGAAGTGAGTGTATCGGTTACAACATTGTAAATATCAATATTTGCATTAGATGTTAAATCTCTGGCAAAGGAAGAAATTCCAATCAATCCACCACTAAAATAACTGGCAGTAATAAAACCAGTATTTGTGATTTGGGTAGAATTAATTTCAAAAAATGTCGATACTCCAGAAGAAATTACATTTCCTTCCAATAACCCAGAAAACTTATTTTGTGCAGTAATAATTCCAGAATTAATCTGAGTATTCTGAAGATTTGCTATTGTGGATACTCCGGAGGAATTTAGACTTCCTACTACAGTTCCTTCAAGTAATCCAGAAAACTTATTTTGTGCAGTAATAATTCCAGAATTAATCTGAGTATTCTGGAGATTTGCTATTGTAGATACTCCAGAAGAATTAATATTACCGGTTAAATTACCAGAAAATCCTCCTTGTGCAGTAATAATTCCAGAAACACTTATACTTTGTGCTAAGACACTACTATCAATTGTTGGTAGTCTATTCGCACTTATTGTTCCTGTAGTAATATTTGCACCATCTAGTCCTTCTATATTTGTTCCGAACCCAACAAATTCATATGCGGTAACAATTCCAGTTGCATTAATATCTCCACCAGAATTAATTCCTACACCTTTTTGATTGATTGGATTTCCACCAACTTGGAAGGATGAATATGGATAATTTGTATTGATTCCAACATTTCCTGCTGCATATATGCTGGTATATCCAAATCCACTATCGACGTCTACCCATTGTGAAGTTGGAAGATTTAATAATTTTCCACCATCACCATAATAAGTGACCAATCCAGAAATATTGGTTGAAGTTATAATTCCAGAATTAAGGGAAATATTTGCTGCAGATAGTATCCCAATCGTTGCAACACCAGAAATGACTGCACTAGGAGAATTAATTTGCGTTGCGGTCATAAGACCAACAACTCTTGCAGTTCCTCTAACATCTAGAGATTCGGTAGGAACGGATGTGCCAATTCCCACAAGTCCAACAGAATTAACAATTAAATTATCTTCATCAACTTGAACACCATTTCTAAAGTTAAAACTTTTTCTTATATTTGCCATTTTATATGGTATTTTTAATTATTTATTATGTAGGATTGGTGTTATAAACTATTGGCCCAGTATAAGATCCTGAACCAAGGTTCGTAATACTAGTTCCACTTCCATTATTATAAATGATGATAGCTCTTCCACTAGATCCACCGGCACCACCGTATCCAATAGGAATGTCATTATTATAACTTTTAGTTTCAATAGTACCATTCCCAGCAGTCGCTCCTGCACTTCCATTAGAACCACCGTCTCCTCCCCGAATATTAGGGTAGAATTCTCCGTTATCCTTGAGTGTAGGTACTCCCCCGGCTCCTCCTGTTGTAAGAGTTCCGGGAGAACCAGCAGTCCCTGCGACTGTGCCTCTTCCAGTGCTTTTAGTGCCTCCAGCACCACCATTTCCTGCAGGATATCCAGCACCACCTCCACCACCAGTACCAGGAGATCTGTTCTCTCTTCTACGACGAGTAATAGATCCTGTTCTTGATGTTCTATTTGACCACCCTCCACCACCTCCACCACCACTTCCGGCTTGAATAAATCCACGATTCCGAATGGCGGATGGATACTCGATTCCCAATCCACTAGATCCTGGGGTTCCGCCTGGAGCGTATTGTTCTAAATCATTGGCTCCGCGACCACCGTCTCCACCAGATCCATATAATACACCATTAGGTCCTATTTCAACTTCTAATTGAGTATCAGCATCCCAGGGCCCAGTTCTTACTGCCACATGGTTTATTGATCCCTTAATAGACGCTACAGTTTTGTCAATATTAACAATAATTTTACTACCGGAACTTCTAGCTGGTCTGGATTTAAATCCACCAACAACCACTACTGAATTAAGATCATATCTAGAACGAGCAACCAATCTCTGCGAAAAATTAGATACAGAAAATAAATCAACAACAACATTGAGTTTTTTGCCATAAAAATCACTAAATTTAATTGATCCAGATTGTGGCACATTAGTATCTAAAGGTAAATCACTAAGGCTACCAACATCAACACTAATACGATATGCTCCCAAATTATTTCCAGAAGGAAGACCAAATTCTGCTGAAATTTGTGAAAATGAAATTGGTCCTGATGATTGTAATGCCATCTTACTTTAGTTTTCTTTTTAATTGATCAACTTCTTCTTTGAGTTCTTTAATTGCTTCAATTAATAGTGGAACTATTTTCTCATACTTAACAGTTAAATAATTATTATCTGCGGGGCAAGGAACAACTGCTTCTGGAAGAACTAGTTGAACTTGTTGTGCTGATACCCCAACGTGCGTCTTTTCTTTACTGAAACCAAGTTTTTCTCCAATATCATTGAAGTTATACGTGAATCCACTTAAAGCGAATACTTTATCCAGAGCATTTCGAATTGGTTTGACATTGGTTTTTAACCTTTCATCAGATGCAAATGCAGTAATATCTCCAGTAACATTAAGAGCTCCAGTCAGTTTAAGTGCTCCTGAGTCAAAATTATCAAGTCTTACATTATAATCTTGTGAAGTGGATCGTTTGAAGTCAATATATGCACCACCACTTCTATAAAGTTCTAAACCATCACCATATTCTAAACTACTACCAACTCTGGTAACACTAAAGTCTCCAGTAATGGAAACTGTCCCATTAAGAGTAGAAGTACCCGCAACAGTGAGGGTTGAATTTAGCGTAGTAGCATTAGAAACAGTTAAGTTGTCAGTGATACTTACTGTTCCTCCAGTAGAATTTAGAATTAGGTTTCCTGTAACAGTATCAATAGTATTATTATTGACATCATTTGCGATTCTAATTTCACCAATGTGTGCTTCGGCAAATGGTAAGGATGAACTTCCGATATATGCACCTTCATCGGTATCAGGAACAATACCTGTGTTGACTGTAAGTAATCCACCTAAAGTAGAAGTTCCAGTAACAGTAAAATTGGGAGTTACACTTACTGTTCCACCAATAGCATCTAAAACTAGGTTTCCAGTTGCAGTATCAATTGTATTATCAGTTGTATCTGCGATTCTAATCTCACCAATGTGAGCTTCACTGAATGGCAGTGCTGCTGTTCCAACATAAGCACCTTCATCAGTATCAGGGACAATACCAGTGTTGACTGTAAGTAATCCACCTAAAGTAGAAGTTCCAGTAACAGTAACAGATCCTGTAATAGCGGTATTGCCACCAACATTCAGATTCTTTTCAATACCAACTCCACCTTCAACTACAAATGCTCCATTGTCTTTTGTGGTTGATTCAGTTTCATCTAATATTGTAGTAATTTTGGTAACATTTAATCTTCCACCAATATTTACGGTCTTGGCAATACCAACACCGCCTTTGATTACAACAGCACCGGTAGTTATACTGCTAGAATCTGCTGTATTATTAAATGCCGTCTCACCTTCAACTCTGAATTGACCATCTACTCTTACATTTTGATTAACTCTGAGTGATGCATTGATTGTTAATGGTGAATTGAATCTAACTTCACCATTAAAGTTAACTGGCCCATCAAATTGAGATAGAATTGTTGAGGAATTACCACCTTCAACGATTAGACGCTCTTTAATTGTAACTTCATCAAATACAACACTAAGTCTAGATGGATCTCTTCCTGTAACTGTTGGAATAGGAATTCCAAATGTAATTTGCTCACCACTGGTTGCAGAATATTTGGTGTTTCCAATGAAGAAGTCACCGTCATTATTCATACCAGTATAAACAACGCTTCCACAAGATCTTTGCTGTGATTGTGATAAGAATGCCTCTCTCTCAGTAAGTGCTCTGACCTGAACCTGTGGTAAACCGGTAGAATAGTTACCAGGTCCAAATCCAAGATACTCAAAAGTATGTCCAGATGCACGAAGAATTGAAGGTCTACGGAATTCAATAGGAAGTGGTTTTATTTTCTTAATTAATGTTCCAATTACGTGAGATTGTGTTCTTGTTCCCAAATAACCACGAATTACCGCAAGTTGATTATTACCGGCACCAGTGAGAGTTTTACTTGCAACTCTCATAATCTCGTTATCAATCTGTATGAATGATCCTAGAGGGAATCTTCCTAGTTGAGATTGGGTAATTGGGATTGTAATCGTGGTGCTTTGATCTGTGAGATCTGCGGATAGTGTCGTGGTCTCACTATCATATATGAACATTCCTCTGGTTCCAAGATTTTCTCCACCAACTCCTGTTACTGCTTCATTGGATGATAGACCGTGTTTGAGAACATAACCACTATTTACTGACAATGCTGCATTGGTTTTTGCCGTGAAGACCGTGGCACTAACCTTTTCCACTACAAAGAAGTCACCAACATTAACATTAGAAGTATTAATTACTCTAAATTGATTACCAAATACTAAACCGTGAGCAGTTGTACAAGTAAATGTTGAGATACCTGTAGATGAATTATATGAAGTTGATGTAATTTGAATAGATGGACCAATATTTAATACATACTGACCACTAACGATTCTAGGGTCACCATTTGTTACTGCTACTGAAACTTGTGTTCTTGATGGAATAGAAGCAATTCTATAATATCCATCTGAAGTTGTTCCAATACCAGTAACTTGAATGGTATTTCCAATATCATTTGAAATACCAGCAGAAGTGATGGTAATTCCTGCTCCTACGCCAGGACCGATAACAGTCGAATCAAACTCAAGAACTTGTCCGTTAGTGTATCCAGAACCACTAGCAGTGATATCAACGGAAATAACAGAACTAGATACTCCTGCCACTACAACTTTTGCAGTTGCTCCTTGCCAAGTTGTTGATCCAAAATTATTGAGTTTTACGTTATAATAAGTTCCTGCGGTATATCCACTACCACCAGAAAAACTAGTATAAGTTGTGATTCCATTTAATCCGTGCTCTCTTCCGAAAGTAATTACTGCCGTTCCTGCAGTTACTGAAGAGAATGTCGTAGAAACTCCAACAATTGATTGTCCAATACCAACATCCCTGACAAACTTATCAACAGACTCTCTTGTAATACTCTTCTTGAGATCATTAGTGACAACATCACCCAGTGGAGCTCTCTTTGCAAATGTAGATGCCGAATTTGGGTTGGCATTTGGATTATCATTATCTAATTGGGGATATAGATCAACAATATTTTGGGAATATTGAAGGTTATTAAATTCACCAATAACTTTATTAGAAGCGTTGAGAACATACAGATGATAGATTCCGTCCTGTACATTATAAATGAATGGTGAAATTACTTCATTTCGGTAGACAAAGTAATTTGATTGTAGATCATTTCTCTTAAATCTTGGAAGAAGGACACTTCTTACATTAGTATTATTTGTAAATGTTCCTGGATTATGAACTGTTCCAAATATATCAGTAGTTTCATATGTAAATGTATTTGCATTTGTAATCTGTTTTACTACAAATCTTCCATTATATCCAATCTTAGGATCACCCTCTGTATTTGTGCTACTAGTGACGCCTTCAACAATAACAATATCATCTGTTTTTAAATTATGTGGGCGATCCGAGATTATAGTAACTACTGTACCATCGACAGAAGCTTTTGTAATATATCTTGGATTTCTTTCGTAATTATAATCCGAAGATGTTAATGTTGTCTTACTAAATTCAGCGTTGTTCAGTGCGGCAGTTAGACTAGAATCTTGAAGAACAAATCCAACTACAGGATCTCTGGCATTTACAGTCTCCTTAGGAATAACAACTCTCATTTTATAGAGTTTTTCATCCAAACTGCGAGAATCTGGATTTCTCTTAATATAAGTAACTTCTGTCCTGTCCGTACCAAATCCAGCAACACCTAAAGATTGTAGAGTGGTATAGATTGAGTTGTTTGAATTTGTATTAATGAACCAATTTGAATTTACTGGATCATATTGTACAGGTGATCCAAAATCTCCTGGTTGTTTGTCTGAGACTCTACTGACAATAGTTAGATTTGATCCACCAGAAATTGTGATTGGATTGTTGATTTGAGCATTTGTTAGTGAGGATGCTAATTGAACTTCTGTAGAACTTGCTGTTACTCTAATAATATAGTATAATCTGTTCTCGACCAATCCTTCTGGAAGATCTCCATTATCACTAAAAATTCTAACCTTTTCTCCAGTTTGAAGACGATGGTCAAGTCCAAGGTTAAATGTAGTATCATTTACTACAGAAGAAACTCTAAATAATTTTTCTCCAGTTTGAGTTCCTTCTGCGACATTTGAAACGCCGGGATTTGAAGTGTTTGGAGTGTTATTTGTTAAGAAAATATTTGCCTCTTTAACTGATAAGGCACCACCAATACCAGTCAGGGTATCTAGATAAACTTTATCTCCAAATTTTGCACCAAGTCTATACTGTTGTAGAATAATTGGTGGTTTAACATCTGGATTCTTAAATCCAAAGATGTAAAGATGATTTGGAATGGAAACTGAGGTTGTTAGACCAATATCAAGAGAAGCCCAATCAACTTTCTCTTCTTCACTTACAATCGCTCTTGGCGTCATAATTGAAGTCACATAAGCAGTATCATCCTTTAAGAATGCCTCTGCTTTATATCCAGTTGCCGCTAGTGAGTATTGTCCAAAGTTTGAGTTGGAGTTGGTGATCGATCCATCACCACCACTTTCAGCATCAAAGTGCTTGTTAAATCCAATTGCAAAAACAGAAACGATCTGGATAAATGCATCATTCTTTAATTTGATATGACTTGTTTCCCAACCTCTTCTGTAAATTGCCTCTGCATCTAGGTGATAAACGCCATTATTATCTGTTGATGATGATTGTGCAGATAATTGAGAACCATTAACTGCCGAAAGGTTTAATCCTTCGTAAATTCTTTGTTCTGGATTATATTTTACGAATGCTCGGTCATCTTTTTGTAGTGATACTGCAGTAAATTGTGCAGTAACCATCGAACGGAAACCAGATGCCTTGCTACCATCGGCAAGAAGGCCATTCATACCCCAAACTGAACGGAGAGAGCAGTTAAAGATATATGGGGATGCGCCAGTAACAGTATCAGTTTCGATTGTAACTGATGCAGAAGCTGGAGATGGATTTGCAGGGAGATTACTCCTTACAAATGGAATCACATATGTAAATTTATTTTCATCATCTGGATCAACACTCTGAACTTTTGTTGAAATATTATAATCCTGAATATCTACTCCTCTAATTTTAATTGGAGTCCCCGCAGAAAATCCGTGAGGTCTTTCTGTAATAACTGTAATTACATTACTTGGAGTTAGCCCATCACCAGCTTGAATTGAGGTAAGTCTAAAAGGATCTGGGGCAAACGCACCAACAATTTCCCATTCTGGACGTTGCTTTGCGAATCCAAATAACTCTGCCGGATACTTATCAGGGCCAGGAATTTCTCTTCCCGGACCCGAAGATTCGTTATATGCATTAGTTAATTTGGCATAATACATATCCAAATCAGTGATATCATATCCCGAAGGAATATTGACACCGTCAGCATATTCAAAACAAGTTAGTTTATGGTGTGAGAAAGTAGGAGTAGATCTATTAGCGGATGAAAAATCTGTATTATCAGTATAAACTAATCCGGTTTCATCACCATCAAATAGAGAGAATTGCCAAAAGTAACAGGCACCAGTAATTCTGAAAATTGCAGAAGTTGGTACATTATCGTCCGTAGGATTTGGGACATATTTTGGTCTAATTTTGATTTTTCTTAAATCTAGACCAACAATAGAAGTACCCCTTGGTACAACAACTCCACCATAGATACTATTAAATTTATGAAGAATATTATCTTCTTGTGTTAAATCAAAATTTGATGTTAAATTTAAACTAAGTGTATCTCTAGCTAAAAAATCTAGTCCATTAGGAGCAACAGCTCTTGCCGTATTATCTTCTTCTTTAATTGCATATCCTGGACGGTTATCAATTAAATGCTCACCAGGAAATAGAAGAATGGTTGTTTTTTCTACGATATCATTATTTCTACCCCTTAAATAAGAAAATCTTGCCGATTCTATAAGGGCCCTTTGAATAGTTTTAAAAGGTTTTGTAAGGGAATTACCTTGATTAAGTATACTATCAGTAGAGTCTAAGTCATTTGGGTTAACATATAGAATTCTACCTTCAGTGTTTTTAATAAAATTCTCTAATTGATTAAGAGGCATTTGATTATTATCTACAAAAGTTACATATGCTGTTATTTATAGGGGCAAAAAATTATTTGTATTCAACAATATATGTTCCTCTCATAGAACCAATAGAAAAATGTTTAGATATTAATTCGGAATTTTCTTCAATGAATTTATTTGTGGCATTTTTAACTTCCCCAATGTGATTGTAGTCATCAATGATAAGGACTTTACATTTTCCTTTTGTTAAGTTTAAGTCGTGAATTTTCCCCTCATAGGAATGATCACCATCAATATGAATTAAATCATAACTTTGGGACAGTTCTGAAATCTTTTGAGAATCATTAAATTCAATTTTAAAATCTATATCATCAGAAATAACTTTTGATATGTTTTTATTTGCTTCTTCTATTGAACCACTATCATACTCATCAATATCATATCCTCTAACATAGTTCAAATTATCTGCTGCTGCCATCATCGAATATAAACTATATCCGTACCTTACACCTATTTCTAGAATACTTTTAGGTTGGTAGTATTTGGATATTGCATAATATATCTCGTAGTAATTACCACAGTGCATATAATCATTATGCCTTGCATCATTTTTTTCAATAAAAATACTGTCATCGACCACTTTAAAAATGGATTCTGGTTTAAGTGAAAGAATCTCTTCCATTTTTTATAACAATCAATTACTCAATATTTAGCTAGTCAAATCCTCTTCATCAAAAAGATATTCCATATCTGGGGGCATATCCTCTGGGTTTTCTAGATCCACCATAAACAAGCAAGGATGTGCTTCTTCATCTATTAGATAGAATGAATTTTTATATAAGTCTTCTGGCTCAAATGTGCGATACTTATCCGCTTCTCTACAAAGTTCTTGATCATACAAATGACCATCGGGTAGTTCATCGAATGTAAATGGAATCTCGTTAATGAAATACATCTTCACGATCATACTGCCATTATTATACCAACAGTGTGCGTGAGTGATTTTGTATTTAAAGGACATTGGGTTTTTCCAATATCTTATATTTATTTTAAGTAGGAGATGGGAGACTTGAACTCCCACGGGCATACGCCCAACAGATTTTAAGTCTGGTGTGTCTACCGATTCCACCAATCTCCCGTGTATAAGACAACTATAGCAGTGTTTGCTAAGGTTGTCAAGTGGAATCGACAAGATTTGAACTTGTGACCGCTCGGTTATCAGCCGAGTGCTCTACCACTGAGCTACGATTCCTGGCGGAAGTGGTTGGATTTGAACCAACGGATGCCCATTAAGAACATCGGGAGATTAGCAATCTCCTGCATTAAACCGCTCTGCCACACTTCCATAGGTGCTCCTTGCGTGGATCGAACACGCCTCAGGCGAATTATGAGTTCGCTGCATTCACCAGATTGCTAAAGGAGCATTCGCTATTCGCAAATAACGAATAGCAATAGGGATACTGGGAGTTGAACCCAGACTAACCCGTTATAAGCAGGCCGCTCTAACCATTAAGCTATACCCCCATAAAAGTTGCCTTGAAGCAACTTATAAAACCCATACGTTGCCTTGAATCAACAACCTTCTTCGTGGTCTGTATGTATTCGTATAATCTCGTCGTCTGCAGGAATCATTACTGCCGCTCTTCCGTCTTCACCGACAATTCCTATGTGCTCACCATTTTCGACTCTTTCAAGGAGTTCGTCAAATTGTTGTTGAAATTGTTCCACGGTAAAAACTTCCATTTTTTGTCTTCTATTTAGTTTATCAGAAAGGGTTGGAATACACCAAAGTATCTCCGTCAAGTTTAGAACGAACAACTTCAAGAACGTTCATAAACTGATCTACACTTTGACATTCCACAACTCGCTCTCCACCTTGATCGGAGTACAGGTAGAACTTACGTGCCAGTGTGTCAACAACACAGCGGGTTAGTACTTCTTCGGCAGGCATCGGGCGTTTCGTTTGATTACCTAGGTATTATAGGGCATCAGGGATCTGGTGTCAAGGGTTAAATTGCAGATGATGTCCCAACGGTCCCGTCCGTATTCACAAATAATTTCCAAGGAACTCCATCCGAATCGGTAAGAATGAGTCCATTTGAAGTATTTACCCCAACTTTAATATTCCCGTTCTGAACCTCAAATTTTTGTGATGGACTAGTAGTTCCTATACCAACATCGGATGTTGTAGTAATACCCAAAACTCCATTTTCCCATAGAACCGGTGCTAAAACTGATCCGTTTCCTAGTGAATTATAAATCTCATTAAAATTAGAATTTATTTTTTGACCTGCGGTTCTAAGAGTATCTCCAGATCCATCATTTGGTAGTGATCCTGTACTAATAAGTGCTTTTGGCATTTTCCTCTTTATTTAATATAACAATTACTTTGGAACATCAAAATAATTAGTAAGTTCTACAGGTATATATCCACCACCTCTTGGGTATATTTTTTCCCTGTGCGGAGTTCTTGGACCCCATACCCATCCTCTAATTGTAGTAAAAGCTAGATTGTTAAATGGAATATAAAGTTCATTCGATAAATTCTCAATATTGCTGGGATTATTATTAATATCAAAATTTACTTCAAGTGGGTATCCTTCTAATAATATATCTTGAACAAACACTGTAGCATCAACAGGTTGATATCTATTGATTTTCACAGACTCATAATCAATAACATTGGTGATAGTTTCGGAAAAGTTAAAGTTTGCCATTATCTTCCAAAAACGTGACGTGGATAAAATGGGCCACCATAACTTCTTCTTCCTCTTGCCGCTGCCCGTTCTCTAGCGGTAACATCATAGGGAAAATTCTTTATTCCTAGAACTTTATTAATATCCCAATCTGTTGGGAATGAGGTGAATGTGTATCTTAGTGATGGATCGCCAAATATTGAACCTGGTGGATTTGCATATGCCGGAAATACACTAGTGTTTTGAGTAACAAAAGCTCTCTGAAATTGACTAAGAAATTGTATAGTGTAAGAATCGAATGTATCAAAAGGATATCTCTTACTTTCTTTTGTAATTAAATTTCCAAGTTTAAAATTAACTAATGTTGTGGTTGTATTAGAAGTTCCAACATTTGTTTTAATTGCACCTTCTAATATAGATTCAATAAAAGTTCCTGATTCATTATCAAAAACTTCAGTAACTGGTTTTATAAACTGCCCTATAGAAACTAGAGACGTATTAATCCCAATAATATTTGTATTGATTCCTATAGATTTATTTTGCTGAGAAAATGTAACATTTAATAAATCACCATAGTCTTGTGCAGTAGTGATTTTGGATACGGGTCCAGTATATCCAAATGTGAATCCGGCAGAACTTATTGGAGCTGTGTTTATTCCGGATTTATTAAAATAAATTCTGTTTTTTTGATTTTGTACTGTTGAGTATTGTCCAAATGCAAATTCAGTACTTACATCAAGATAAAGATTTAATAATTGACTTGGGATTGGTGTGGAATTTTGAGTAAAGTTATTGATCTGAACATTTACAGTTTCACTAAAAAATGTTAGAGATGTCGTTGTCCCAATTCCGGCAGTATTTAATGATGCTGGAAATATTTCAACATATCCTCTTACTGGTAAAGAATCAAATTTACTATTTTCACTATCAAAGGTAATTAATTCACTGTCAAAAGTTTCATTTGTTCCAAAAGTAGTGAAAATAGATTTGACGTAGGTTCCTTGGGCAATTATTCCCGATACTGCTGATAGTTTTGATTGAGTTGTAATATTTGTTGTATCGAGACCATAAAGTCTTGTGGTTTGAACTCCTACAACATTGGTTTGAATTCCTATTATTGTGGGTTGTTTTACAAATCCGGTAATTGTGGTTCCGCTAGGAATAATACCTGGAATTTGTGCAACTCCAAGACCAACTTCTAATCTTGAAGTACTAATTCCGGTAATAATGTTTGTTGTGATTCCAAGACTACCTACAGTTGCCGCTCCATTTATGGTCGGATTATTAAGAGTAATTGAATTTACTCCTACAGAAACTACATATGTATTTGGTTCAAGTACGGCACTGACTACATAATCACCGACAAATATTCCGGTGGTATTGATATTAATAACATTAGATACTTCTGAAACTGATACTGGTCTTGTAAATCCTACATCAGATATTAGTGCATATGTATTTGTTGATGATGATCCAAATGATACGGTACTACCACTAATAGAAGTTACTGTTGTATTGCTGGTAAAGTATGGGCCCCTGACATAATCACCAATCGCAACCAAAGATGATATTGAACCAACATTTACCGAATATGTTCGCGCTTCAAGATACTTGTAACCATCTATCTCGGTTTTTATATTAAAATTTGTAGTAGATGAACTAGTATAGGTATCAATTCCAGTTACAGAATATCCAGTAGTTATTATTCCGGACGTTTGTCCAAGTTCATCGCCAACAAAGGTTATTGGACCACCACTTCCATAATATGCATCTGTATTAAAGATGAACGTAGAACCAATTCCGGTGACTGAACCAGTTCCAAAATCTAGATTAATAAATTCTTCAAAACTATTTGTGGTTCTTGCCGACAAAGTAAGGCTATATTCACCACTCCCATTATAAAAAGATAAAGATCTCGTCGCAATTCCGGCAAAGTTTAGTGATGGTGGAAATATTTGAAGACTGCTCGTTCCGACAGAAACTATAGAAGTTCCATCTGCAATTACATTCTGAGATAATGAAATTTTTGTTTGAGTTGTTATTCCAGAAGTATTAACATTAGTAAGTATAGTTGTACTAATACCAACTGGAATACTTTGGGCACTAATTACATTTCTACCTTCAACTATCTCTAATATTTTTGTATTAGGATATATTATTCCTGGAACATAAAATAAATCTTGTCCAACATAAAGACTAGAAGAATCTATTCCAACAAATACATTGGTTGTTCTCGCATCAATTACTACTGGTTTTGTAGTTTGTATGGAAAATGGTGCAGAACTTAGATACTGATTTTCAAGAGCACCTATTGACCCCAGAACAGATGATCTGGTAGTAAATGCAAGAACTGTAAAATTCCAGTCTGTTCTCATATTAGATTATTCTTCCACAGAGTAACATTCCTCTAGTAGCTCCGGATTGATTATATGATGCATCAATTACGGTATAAACTTCTGTGGGACTAATTGTAACTGTATCAAACTGAGCGATGAATGCCGAAGATTGTGGGTAGTAGAAATCAATCAGGACAATATCATCTGGTAAATAATATGGGCAAGGAACATAAGTTGCACTAATGGGTAACCCCTTAATCACAGCATTAAAATTCATATCAGGAGTTGTACCATCAAAAATGTTACTTCTGTAGTAAATTCTTTGAGTCGCTACAGTTGTAGTTTGATAATTAATATAACTGTAATCATTAGATGTGGTATCTCCAGTGCAACCACTAGTTCCTCCATATACTTGAGAATGATACTGAGTCCATGGTCTATTTTGACCAGCTCTCCAATATCCTGCTTCAGCTGCACGTCTAGAATGTGACATCTTATGGTCACTATTGTTACTTACACTACCATAAACTCCAAACCTAAATGATGGAGAATTTGTAGCACCATTGGTATAATTAGCACCACAAAAAGATGTCTGGAAACTATTTGCTCTACTTACAATACTAATTCCTTCCATCCAAACTTCATCTAAATCAAAAAACGTTGAGGTGTAATTATGTAAGAAGAATGTTTGATACGTCTGATTTGCAAGGGTTGAAGAAGCTAGAGTTGGTTGTTTGAACGAGAAAATAGCAAAATCCGGATCTAATCCAGATCTGAAGCAAGAAATTTCTAGAGGATAACTCTGATCCCCATTCGAATATTGAATTGTAGTAGATTTTAATGACCCACCTGTAATAAGATCACTAGAACCATTTGTTGTCGGATCACTAGTATCCCCATCAAATCCTGGTTCTCCTGCCCATCTTCTATAATATGGATGATATTTAGCGGAAGATCCTATTTCTAGCGTACTAGTACTTGTATTTCTAAAATACCAATAAGTTTCCCCATAAGCCTTACTATTATCTTGAACAGTCCTCAAAACACCCCAAGGATTTCCATCAGAAAAATCTTTATCAAAAAATGTTTGAGTTGTTCCATAAGAAACTGGATTTCCAAATCCGTCCCTAATTGTATTAATAGTAACACTTAAATTAGCAGCTCCATTAACAGCCCGTCCAATATTTTCTGCAGATATAATTAGGGTTTCGCCATTAGAGTAATTTCTTCCTGGTCGATTTATGACAACTGAAGTTACAGTATCTGTTGCTCCAGATCTTACAACTTTAAATGATGCGCCAGTACCAATACCAGAAGTTGTATTTTGAGTTCTATCGTACCAAGTTACATCTCCACCATTATATGTTCCACCACCACTAGTTGCGGATACTGATTGGACCAATCCGGTCAATGGCTCACCGTGCAATCTTGCCCAAGAAAATGCAGATTCTAGACCCTGCATTACATTTGCTCTGTTCCAACCAGGAACACCATTATTAACATATACTGTATTTGTGCTAATTGTCATTTTTTTATTTTATACCTCTAATTGTAAAATTGTTAATGAAACCGTTAGATCTGTAGTGATTCCACAAAGATTTGTAACTGCGGCATATATGGTGTTACTTGGGGGGTTTTCGGAACTTCCTCCCATAGAGTATGGTGTAAAAGTTTGTTGAAAAGGAAATTCTCTCGTCACAACTTCTGCAATCACACCCCTTCCAGGAACAGGGTCTTCATTTAAACTTCTATTAGAAACATCGGCAGATCTAGAAACACTATCAGTATATAGTCGTATCCAAGCAGAAGAATTTGTTTGAATCTTTATAAGAGCATAGGACTTGAATCCACTAAATTCATACAATTCAGTATCCAAATGCTCTATATTAGCAATAGTATCACTTACAACTGCCCTACTCTGAAGTCCTACAGGAAGATTTGATAAGCATCTTGCATCTCCATAATAACAAAGAGCAGTTACTACTCCAATAGTATTAATTTGATTGGCAATTAATGTTCCTTCTACTCTTGTATCACCAATAATATGAACCGGATAATTGGGTATAATCGTCCCAATTCCTACTGAAGTGAGAGTGTGAATACCTACTGGACCTCTTGCCCAAATAGAGTCCCTGCTTAATCCACCGGCAGAAAATCCAATCCACCCTTCACCATTCCAGATATAAGTATTATCTGAAACTGGATCAGTAAATCTTTCGTTTGGTGAAGGATTAATTGGAAAATTTATTGCCACATTTATTCTCTTTTTTCTCTATTTATTGTGGAACTTCAACTTTAGAAAGAACTCTGTGATCTAATAGTGGCGATATAGTATTTGAAATTCCAAATGCCTGTGTCATATAATTATCAGTTCCATATTCTATAAAATATCCCCTAGAAATTAAAATTGATATAATGTCGGTTATAATCGGATTTGATCCACTAACAATATATCTATCCAAAGGAGTTTCATATGTGCCCACACTCGTTTTTTCTTTCTGTATCATTCCAATTACAAAACCATTCAATCCAGTCTCATTCAAAATAAATGTATGGCGATTTCTAGTGAGTGTAGTTGAGAATGTTTTTGATTTTCTCATTGAAATACTAGTTTCATCTATGAAAGGTTCTCTTCTATATCGTATTCTCCTAAACCCTTCGACACTTCCATCCTTATTTAATCCCAGTACTCCTGGCCTATCATTTAAAACTGTATCACAACGTCCAGATACATAAACTATATCTGTCCTATCTATAATTAAATTATATCCCGATTCTGTAGTATCATTAGTATCATAACGATTGCACCACAATAAATTACCATTTGAATCAAACTTTATAACCGAATAGTCAAACACACTTTCTGGTTCTCCCAAGTTTCCCACAATACCATAGATATTTCCTTCACTGTCAGTATCAATTTCTGTTATGAATAAAAACTTATTTAAACTTACATCTAGATTGTACATTACTGGCCAACCAGATTCTAAGTTTCCAGTTGTTGGGTTTAGTTTATAAAGGCAAGGACCGGCACCATTTACTGTAGTGCTCCCACCAGAGGCATACAGGAACCCGTCTGGGCTGAGTGATAATGAAGTTATTTGTTGTGCCGCATCGGTTGCAGATTCTGGTATAGGACCCTGAGAGGCATACATTAAGCTCTTCCAAATTAAATTTCCATATTCATTTAATTTCGTAACAAATCCATAATTGTTTCCTACACCACTATTTGGACCTTGTGCGGCAAAGGCACTACCACATAAGTAGATATTTTTATTTGAATCGGTAGTAATTGCCTTAACATCACTTTGTGCCGTAGTCGTAAAGCTTTCAATATAAGCATCAGATTTTAAACTTAATTCACTGAACCACTTAATACTCCCATTGTTTTTCGCCAATTTAAATACCGATATCTTATATCTTCTTTCAGTATCAATCAAACTTGTCCTCTCGACTCTTGCACCCCACATATAAAAAGTTATATTGGTTTGACTACTGAATATTTGCAACCCCCTTGAAGTGCTCAGTGCATTTGCCGTATAGGTTATCTTTTGCCATTGAGTCGTTAAAGTATAATTAGCGGCATTTCCATCGGCAATTCCAAAACTTACAACTTCTCCACCAACTGCACCTCTTACATATATGCTTATGGTATAGTTTGTTCCGGTTGAAACTAATGAAGATGAATTCCAAAGTCTACCCCAAGATGTTGATGAATTACAACTTGCAACATTATTTCTAACTATTTTCGATGCCGTAAATGTTCCGTTCGGTGCCGGAAGATCTGTTGTGTTTGGTGTAAAGTTAGAAGAACTTCCACAATAAGTCGTCCAATTACTACCGTTTAAATTATCACTATAAAGAATAGAAGATGAATTTTTATATGATCTATATGCCACAATAATGTCATCTGCTGCATCAATTGCAATCGGGATTTCATCATACTTATAGGTATTTTCAAAAAATAATTGAAAAGTATCTCCCAGTGCTATGACATTAGAATTTACATCATTTATAAATCTCGTGGCATCATATTGATTTTTATTAATTGATTGACGATAATATGTTCCAGAATCAGTTTCATTTCCCGAAAATGATAATTTGTATTTTCTAGTTGGATCATTATTGATAACGATCCAGAAAACACTGTTGGTTGTTGATGCCAATAAATCTGAAGAAGGAGCAATTCCGGTCGCAGTAATTTTTGAAAACCAGAATGAGATTGTACTAAAAGAATTTACATTTACACTTATGGTTCCATTTAGAGGTACATTAACATTTTTAGCATATAGTGTATACTTATCGGCAGAAAAAGTATCCTCTATTGCGACACTCCAAATCTCGTCGCCCTTTTTATCAAACTTTGAGACTATGGGATTTACAAGTGTTGCTCCACTCGATTGCTTTGAAGTTACATAGACTGAGTACTCGGAATCTTCGGCAACACAAGAACGAGAAATTGTTGATGTTGTTGCTGTTGATCCAAATCTTGAGAAAACCTGTCTAGTTATACCCTGATCTCTAAGTCTGGAATTAAATCCGTTTCGATTATATGTACTAAACGCAGGCATAATTATTTAAAGTTACCATTTACAAGTCCCAATACAAGGTAGTTAGCAGTAGAACTTGCAGATCCTATTACATTTATACCAGTAAAATTAAAGATGTCATAACAATTGGTATTCCCTATACCAGGGATTCCATCTGGCCATTTAATGTCGGCAACTACTCCGTTTAATTTCACTGTATTACAGGTTCTTGCGATACCTGTTTGTTCAACCACTACTGAAAAAGTAATTAAGTGCTCATTGAATGTAGAATCTGTGGGAATTCCGGTTACTTCTAGTGTAATATCTCCGGTGGGTGCAGTACAGTATCCAATATTACCACCATCAGAATTATAATTTAATCTAACTAGATTTCCACTTACTCTGGTTAATTTTTCACCTGTTGATTTGATTCTGACTTCTTTGGCATCAAGTGTTGAACTTATAGTAGTAATTCCCGAAATGAAAGTATTTGTATTAACGTGGAGTGATGAGCAAGTAACTAGTCCAGATATTCTTGTTGTTCCTGATACATCTAGTTCAAATTGTGGATTAGTTCGATTGATTCCAACTTTTCTAGTTGTATGAATACCAGTTAAGTTTTCTGCCCATACTTGTTCTGCATAGAGAACCCCACCAGGGTTTGTTCCAACCCAGGAAGATCCATCCCAGATGTATGTAACACCTGAGGTTGGGTCTTGAAATACCTGATTTGGTGTTGGTATATTTGGAAAATTAATTGCCATAATAATTATACAAGTGTAGTAGAAAGATTACCAGAATCATCAACGACTAGACGATATGCCGTTCCGTTTGGAGAAGTGAGAATGACACCTTGTGAGGTATTGATCCCAACCTTAACATCACCACCTACGGTTAGTTTGGATGTTGGATTGGTGGTTCCAATACCAACATTGAAGTTTTCGTCGCCTACTAACCAATAATTACTTGGATTAGCATCAGTTCTTGCACCGATTGCTAATTGAGTATTTTTGGTGGTGTCTGGTGAATCAAATAGGTATCTAGTACTACTAATTACAGTACCAACTCCAATAATTACTTTGTTAGAAGATGCCGTTGAAATTCCACTATAAGCACCCAAAAATAAATTATAATTTCCAGTTTGATTATCACTTCCAGATCTTGTGCCGAAGAAACTATTGCGAGATCCTGTAGTATTACAGCATCCAGACATTCTCCCAAAGAAACTATTACAACATCCTATGGTATTGGAATTTCCAGAACGCTCTCCAAAGAAGCTATTGAATTGTCCTGTTGTGTTATAATACCCCGCACCTTGTCCTATAAAGTTATTATCTGATGCTCCTGAATTATTATATCCTGCACCATACCCTATAAAAACATTATTACCGCCACCATTAGCGCAACATCCGGCAAAATATCCTATTTTTATATTATCATTATTAAAAATGACTGAATTGTAGAATACCAGATTCATATTCTCATCACCCGTTATCCAATACCTGGATGAGAAAGAATCACTTCTTACACCAACGGCAAACTGAAGGTCTTTATTGGGATTTGGAGAATCAAAAGGATATTGAAGAACGCATCCAGATCCAATAATAACCTTAAATGATGCTGCGGTAGAAAGTCCAGAAAAACTACCAAAGTAATTATTACGAGTTCCAGTCGTGTTACAATATCCAGATGAAGTTCCGTAGAAATTATTGTAGGATCCTGTGGTATTGCATAATCCTGCATACTGACCAAAGAAGTTGTTATTGCATCCAGTTTCATTATAATATCCTGTTTGATACCCAAAGAAGTTATTGCACTCTCCAGTGGTGTTGGAACATCCCGTATAATAACCAAAGAAGTTGTTATAACTTCCAGTCGTATTACATTGACCGGCAGAATAACCAAAGAAGTTATTATAACTTCCAGTGGTATTTCCAGAAGAATATCCATAACCAAAGAAGTTATTATAATAACCGGTAGTGTTATTATATCCGACATTTATACCAATAAAATTATTTCCATAACCAGTTGAATTATAATATCCAGCACAAGATCCTAGGAATATATTTTCATATCCAGTAGTATTTGAATATCCTACCTTATTTCCTATAAAAACATTATTATATGATTGATTATAATATCCAGATTTTGGTCCAATTATTACATTAGATCCCGCACCATCCCACCAATTAGCAAATGGAAAGTCCATACTAGTATTGGAACATTTGCCTGCTTCAAATCCAATTACAGTATTATAGTTTCCATAAAATGTTGTTGATCCAAAACCAACAGCAGCATCCTTACCAATAACAATATTATGTGATCTTGATGGACCAACTCCATTAAGGTAGACTTTTACATCGTTGCCGGGACTAGTTCCTCCTATTGAAGTTCCTGGAATTGTAATAACTTCACCAACTACAAAATCATATCCATAGTTATCAACTACAACATATTGAATACCCCCAAACTTTGGAGCAGGATTCCATCTAGAAATACTGAATGAAGCATCTTTACCATTAAGGTTTCCATTTAATCCTTTTACCAGATAACTTGAGAAAAATTCTGGAGCTGTTGGGAATGTTGAAAGTCCAACACTAATAGTATATCCAGCACCAACAAATCCACCGGATACATCAGTTCCAGCAAATCCTGCAGGAACTCCAGTAGAAGCAATGATATTTAAATTTTCACTATCAATAACAGTATTTTCTTTAGCGAATGATAGAACTCCATCAATTGTAAGTTTTGATATAGGATTGGTGGTTCCGACACCAACATTACCTAGAGTATGAATACCAGCAGAAGTTCTTACAAAATCTGAGGATATTGGTAGATTAGTGAGTCCAGAACCATCACCGACAAATGCTGTTGCTGTTACAGTTCCTCCTACTTGAAGTTTGGATGTTGGATTTGTGGTTCCAATACCGATGTTAAAGTTCTCATTACCAACTAACCAGTATTCTGCGGGATTAGCATCAGTTCTTACACCAATTGCTAATTGCTTATCTTTATCTGGGCTTGGGGAATCAAAACGATCTTGAAGAGTGTTTGCAGATCCAATAATAACCTTAAATGATGCTTCAGTAGAATTTCCAGAAAAACTACCAAAGTAATTATTACGAGTTCCAGTCGTGTTACAATATCCAGATGAAGTTCCGTAGAAATTGTTATAGGATCCTGTGGTATTGCACGCTCCAGATTGTTCTCCAAAATAATTATTACCACATCCAGATGTATTTCCGTATCCTGCCTGGTTACCAAAGAAATTATTGTAACATCCTGTAGTGTTACAGAATCCAGAAATATTTCCGTAGAAATTATTATAACTTCCTGTAGTATTATTTGGTCCAGGGCAACATCCAAAGAAATTGTTATAATTTCCGGTTTGATTGAATTCACCAGCGTGATATCCAATGAAATTATTAATAGCTCCGGTTACATTATAAGCTCCGGCATACGCACCAAAGAAAATATTATAGTTTCCTGCGGATCGACACCCTGCACCACCACCGATAAAAATATTACCGTCATTATATCCATAATAACACATATTGTCTGGAGTTTTAGCTCCGGCATAGGATCCGATGAATATATTGCTCCACGCACCATATCCACCGCCCCATCCACCAGCCGCTGCTCCAATAGCAACAGAATTATTGGAAAACGTCATAAAGGATCCTGCACGACATCCTATAAAAACATTTCTAGATGATCCACTAGTAAAAGATCCTGCACAATTTCCAAAGAAATTATTATAGCATCCACCACTATAATATCCGGTAAATGCTCCTATAAAATTATTATAACACGATTGAGACATATAATTGCCAGATCTGTATCCTATAAAATTATTGAATTTAATTGGATTATAGCTTTCAAGACCAGGTGTTGTATATGCTCCGATAAATGTATTATAACACGCACCATAATCTGTTTCTGCACCCCGACCAGAAGTATTCTTATAGAATCCTGAAGAATATCCAATTGCGATAGTATGCAAAGATTGTCCGCTTGAGCTGAATTCAATATCTCTAACTATTAATTTTGATAATTTAGTTGTTCCTGAAATAGTAAGATCAAATAATTTTCTAGTATCTGATTTTAGGTGAGGATAATTTTCATATTGTGCAAATGTTGACCCCCCATTTATATCCTTTAACGTTGTAGTACTAAGTCCAATTGAACCGGTAGTAAATGTAGAAACACCAACGGTTGTTCCTATACCAACATTACTAACTAGAGGATAGAAATTAGTAGATACACCACTAGAATTTACAACATCAAGAACAACTAATGAAGATCTATCACGAGTAGTGAAATTTGCATACTCATGAAGTCTTGTTATTTCTAAATCTTCAACAGAATAAGACCCATATAATCCTATGTTATCACCATTTATATTTAAATTAGCAACTAAAGTCGATATAGTGTCACTATTATATTTTTCAATCCAGTCTGTTTGTGGATTAGTTTCTCTATTGAAATTACTATCCCCACCAAGAATATCTTTGGATACATTGGGAGTTCTAACGTCTCCAACAAATTTTAAATAATTTCCTTTAATTTCTATTTTTGAAATTAATACTGAATCAGTTTCATTGTTATTATTATCAGTCTCATAAGATAATCCTGGAGTACTTAAGAATCTCTTCCAAACATATGATCCAGAAGAATCTAACTTAAAGATATCATAACCAAAAGGATGTCTGGATCTTTCATTATTATTGGGCGCAATTACATACACATTTTGATTTGAATCAATTTCAATAGCACCGGGTATTCCATAAAAAATTTCGCTGGTGCCGTCGCCACCAGTAACAGTGGCATTAATTTTTTTGGACCACTGAAATTCGAGGTTAGAATTATATTTTTCAACCAGATACCCTATTCCATATCCATCATAACTCGGATTTGGGAATGGTGCAAAAGAGTCCCAATCTAGAGTTCTTGTGAAGAAATAAATGTTTTCACTGTCATCAATATTAAATTTGGTATAACCTAGGCTGTCGCTATTATATCCAAAAGCAGTTCTAGTATTAAACCACCTATCCCAAACAATATCACCATTCAAATCAAATTTAACAATTCTTAGTTTTGTTCCAGAACTAGTGACTTGCCCAAACCAATATAGGCTGCCATTCTTTAGTACAAATTGTTTTGGTCCATTTGTATTATATAATATTTTACTAAATGATACACTTCCAGAAGAATCTAATTTAATGATAAATGGAGCGGCCGCAGATTTACCTGAAGCATATATATTACCACTTGAATCTGTGTTTAAGAATATTTTTCTATTCGCTACATCATATGTTGGGGTTCTAAGTTCATTAGCATTTAATTGAATATTATTAATTGTTGTTTGCCACTGTATTGTTCCGGAAGTATTAATTTTGACAAATGATAACTGACTTAATCCTTCTTCAGAATATACTGGATTTGTATATCTATAGGACTTCATAGCCACTATAACATCACCATTTGTAGCACTACAAATACCACAAACTTCAGAAGACTTATTATAATCAGGTGTTGTAGAAGATAGAGAAACGTCCCATACTAATTGGCGAGATGAATTTATTTTAACTATAAAAGGTCTATATGGATAGAGTGGGTTTTGGTTATAGTCCTCATAATCACTATAAAGACCTCCTACAACATAAGTATTATTATTTCCATCTGTTGTAAAATCAAAATGCTTTGCTGAGAAAGTTCCAATTCCACCCCAGGCATAATGATCAAAACTTCCATAAGTTACAACATAATTTGAAGTATCCCCAATTGCAGGGGATGAAATATTTAATACTGAAGTAACAGATGTGGTTCCGACGCCAACATTACCAAGTGTATGAATGCCAGAACTAGTTCTTACAAAATCAGAGGTTCCACCGCCTCCAGAGGGTAGATTAGTAAGACTTGAACCGTCTCCGACAAATTTAGTCGCAGTTATAATTCCCGACCCTGCATCAATTTTTATATTTCCGACTTCTAATCCGTTCTTAACTCTAAAATTCTGATTAGCCAAGGTTCCAATATCCCCTACTAGCTTTCAGGTATTTATAAAAAAACCTGCCGAAGCAGGTTTTGTTCATTGATTTTCAATTGCCTCTATAATTTGGTCAATATCAAAGATGTCTTCTCTTTCATTGAATGGGTATTCGTGTTCTGCTCCCATAAAATCAAAATCAAACAAATAACTTCCGGGAAGTTTAAAATTATGAGGTTTTTCAGTTTCAATATTATTGTGAATATCGTACCCAAAGACCTTTGGACTTGTTCCATTCCATAGTACCACTGAAGGAAGTTCTAGTGCTGCTGCAGCGTGTTGTAGGCAGCTGTCAATTAGAATTCTCTTCTTGCTGTGAATAATCAGACTCAGGTATTCCATTGTGGATAATTGAGTTGTTTCATCCCATTGAACTGGAATTGCATTGACTAATTTCTCAGAATTCTTTTTGGTTGCCTGATAAATTGTATATTTTTTGTGATACTTATCTACAATCTGTTGAGCAATATCAAAGGGCATATCTCGTGCCCACATATAAGGTTTTGCATCTGGTGAAATCAATCCACCATTTGTGTGAATAACCATTACTGGTTTGTTATTTTTGACCCATACATCCTTAGAAATTTTTCTTTGCAGAGCATTGAAAATGACTTCAGGAGTTTCTCCCTTATATTCAAGTTGGTACATCTTGCACCAAGTTTGAATCAGTGGAAGTTTCTTATGAATATGATCGGTTGTGAAATAAGGTTCATTATGAAAAATAAGAGAGTCCTTATTTTCCACATAATTTTGGTAGAAATAACTAGTATTTCCCAGTTGATAAACTCTATCGACAAATGGTAAGTTAATAAAAACATCCTGATAGACGCAAACTACGATGAGTTTTCTATCAGGATAATTGTTCTTAATACACTTTGCAACTGCAGTGGCGGCAATGTGCTTTCCAAGACCACCTTGAACGTGGAAAATACTATAAGATTCTTTCATAATGTAAAGTTTTTAATATTAAAGTGTTGAAAGGTATTGATTTGCGTCGGAAACAACCTGAGATAAGTTAGATAAATCTTGATTTAATTCAAGAACTGTGCTATCGGCAAGAACGTGTTCTATATATCTAACTCCTTTAGTTATTTTTTGGTTAGTATTTGGATCACTAGAAGAAATTAATTGAACAATTTCATTAGCAGTATCATTTGCAGTTTCAATTTTTTTAGTTGCTATCGTAGTTTTTCTAATTTCAGATTCTACACCATCAATAATATTAACATCTTGCAATTTAATCTGCAAATCATTAACTAAATTTTCATATCTTGTAAGTTCTTCTGGACTAAGAGTTTCAACATTAACTCTAGAAAGTCTATCTAGCATTGTTTCTATTTTAATTTTGATTGGTTTAGAATTTATACTTTTCATTTATATTATACAGGTTGTGCAATAAATGCTTCACCATCAGATACTGCTTCTTGAAAACTAGTCAAATCTGCTCCTGAATTTGTAATAATTCCTTTTCCAAGCATCAGAGCAAGATGGTCGGTATTTCTCTTAATTGTTGCGTGAATTTCATCCGAATGAACATCTTCTGCAACAAGGCGAAGAATGAGATCTACGCTGTGACCCATTGCCTCAAGATGCTTTGCTGCCTGTTGAGCTTCGGTGAGTTCTTCTCTTACTGGACGTGGCATTTTTAATCTCCTTAATTAACAATATTTAGACCGGATGGTTTCTGTCTCCAAAAATCCATACCCTTACATTTTTCTAAAATTTCCTTAGAAAGAACTTCGGATGGATCTGGTGAGGTTGCCTTTAGTTCCGGACGAACTTCGTGCATATCGGAAAGACCATAAGTAATAATATCTCGTTCCCGATTTTGATTTTCTAGATTATCAAAAGTGTGTTCATAATATTCTTCACCAAGAAAATCATAAATTCCACGAAGAGTTTCTTCTGGAGTATTTACAAGATCCTTATACTCAACAAAATAAAGTCTATCACCAAACTCCTGACGGAATGCTTCCATCACGGCATTGAGCGATTGTCCAAGAATACCCTGAGAACCGGCAATAAATTCACAACGATTATCATCATTAATGGGAATATTTTGCTTAACCAATTGCTCATCAACAAAATTAATTCTTGGTTGCCCTTCCTTATATGGATTACGACGAATCATCATAATCATTGAAGTTAGAATTTCTTCAATATCACGAACAGGAACAAGAATCTTTGCCTGTTGACGAACGTATCCTTCAATATAAGGAACTCGTGCAGTCCAGGCACGATTCTTATCAAATACTACGGGTTTATCAACATCACTATAAAATTGATGAATAACCGAAGAGATCATCATATCCGCTTGTTGCGGTTTTGGATAACCAAAAAATAGTTCATCATTCTGCAGATGATTCTCAATTGCAAACATCGTAGAAAGGACGGGACTGGAAGGTCCAGAATAAAATCTAGGATTTTGATTAAGAATTGCCGATAGAGCAGAGCTACCCGACCTTGGGAGTCCTGCCATAAAGTAGAATGTTTTTGGGGCATTAGGTTCATTGGTGGCAGAAAAGAATCCACCCTTAATCTTATTTTTTTCAGTCATAGTTTAATTATATTTTAGTTGCGATAAAGTTGACAGTATAATTCGTGGTTGAAGTTGATGATGCTGCTGCTACCAGTCTAACATTTCCTGCCGAAATGTCAACATCAAATGTTGCGACCTCAGTATTATATATGTTACCATACTGAGTATCATATGCGGTTGTTCCATCGTGAATGGCAAGAATCTTAATTGCCTGATAATTCGTTCCACTGGTTGCCTGAATTGTGTATTCAACTGAGCGATAAACAGAAGTAGAAAGACCAGAATGAATTCCAGTTACACTTGTGGATGCCGTTGATGCCTGAACCGAACCATAAACCGTAGTCTGATTCAGGGCAATATTTCCAGTGACTGATAGTTTCTCGGATGGGTTTGTGGTTCCAATACCGATGTTAAAGTTCTCATCACCTACTAACCAATATTTGGAAGGATTAGCATCAGTTCTTACACCAACTGCTAATTGGAAATTTTTATTTGGATATGGTGTGTCAAATAGCTCAGTATTTGGATTGCCCCATTTATTTCCACCCTCACCAATTACAACCTTATAAGATCCAGTTCCTAATCCACTAAATCCACCAATATAAATGCTATTACTTCCAGCATCTACACTCATACCACTATAGGAACCAAGGAAAGTATTTCTTGTTCCAACGGATGCATTATATCCTGCAGCATGACCAATTGCTATAATACTGGATGCTGCAGAAACAATTGTTCCAGAGTAAGAACCTAAGAAAGTATTGAAACATCCAGTTTCTGCATAAGTTCCAGACTGATGACCAATATAAGTATTCTGACATCCAGTGGTGTTCAATTTTCCTGCAAAATAACCTAAGAAGTTATTATTACTTCCAGTGGTGTTTAAATATCCTGCTTCTACACCTAAAAAGATATTATTGTTTCCAGTAGTGTTGCAGTATCCTGCAGTCCTACCTAAGAAGTTATTATCACTTCCAGTGGTGTTGCAGAGTCCTGCATTTTTACCAAAGAAGTTATTATAACTTCCAGTGGTGTTGTAGAATCCTGCATTATGACCAAAGAAGTTATTATCATATCCTGCGGTGCTGCAGTATCCTGCATAAAAACCTAAGAAATTATTACAACTTCCATCGGTGTTGGAGTATCCTGCTCGATAACCTAAGAAGTTATTACTAAATCCAACGGTGTTGGATTGTCCTGTAAAAGCACCAAAGAAGTTGTTATAATACCCGGTGGTTGTGCTATTACCGGCACCAATACCCATAAAGATATTATTCAACCCATATCCACTTGAATCTGGAAGTAGATTAGAACCAGTTGTTATATCTCCAATTAGAATATTAGTACCAGTATATATCCCAGTAGCATTATAAACTTCAAATCCTAGAGTTCCGTTGATTTGTAGTTTTACTTTTGGATTAGTGGTTCCTACACCAACATTACCTAGTGTATGAATACCGGCACTAGTTCTTACGAAGTCTGATGTTCCGGCAGGTCCAGCAGGCAGATTGGTGAGTCCAGAACCATCACCAACGAATGCCGTGGCGGTTACGGTTCCTCCTACTTGAAGTTTTGTGGTGGGATTTGTGGTTCCAATACCGATGTTAAAGTTTTCATTACCTACTAACCAGTATTCTGCAGGAGCAGATGATGTTCTTATGCCAATCGCTAGTTGATTATCTTTAGTGATGTCTGGAGAATCAAAATTATTTCCCCAATTTTTACCAGATCCAATAACAACTTTATAAGATGCTGATGCCGAAAGACCTGTATAAGTTCCTAAGAAAGTGTTATATGAACCAGTTTGATTATAATTACCGGCACCATTTCCAAAGAAAGAATTATATTGTCCTGTGGTATTGCAAAATCCCGCCCAAGAACCAAAAAAGTTATTAAAACAACCTGTAGTATTACATTCTCCCGCACAACCACCTAAAAAGTTATTCCAATTTCCAGTAGTATTACATTTACCGGCCAGAGCACCAAAGAAATTATTATCGTGCCCAGAAGTGTTTGCATATCCTACAGAACAACCTAGGAAGTTATTATTATATCCAGTGGTGTTACTATTCCCCGCATATGACCCAAAGAAATTGTTGGAAACTCCAGTAGTGTTATCTCTTCCTGCACGATCACCTAAGAAGTTATTATCACTACCCGTGGTGTTTCCTCTTCCCGCATAAAGACCTAAGAAGTTATTGAACTGTCCCGTGGTGTTGTAACGTCCTGCATAATAACCTAAGAAGTTGTTTGAAGACCCTGTAGTATTATTAAAACCAGCAGAATCATTCATAAAAATATTATCATAACCACCAGTAGCATTACCTCCAGCAGACTCACCAATAAAAATATTATATCCACCAGCACCAGCATCTGAAATACTATTACCAGCTCCTACTCCTATGAAAACATTATTAAGGCTTGTAGTTACTTTGGAACCAGTATCAGTTCCACCGATTCTTACGTTAGTATTACTGAAACTAATAATTCCATTGACGGTGAGTGCTGTTCTTGGATTAGTGGTTCCGACACCAACATTACCCAAAGTATGAATACCAGCACTAGTCCTTACAAAATCAGATCCTGATCCTGAGGGAGAAGGACCAGTAACGGTCATAATGCCTGCACTGAATGTTACAGTTAAGTTATCACCAAAATCAATTGTGGATGCTGTCCCAACTACAGAACCATTATCTCTAACTTCTACTCCAGATCCAGTTCCAACTATGCCTGTCAGTCCAGAACCATCACCAACAAATGCCGTTGCGGTTACTGTTCCTCCTACTTGGAGTTTTGATGTCGGGGTTATGGTTCCAATACCAATGTTAAAGTTCTCGTCACCGACTAACCAGTATTCTGCAGGATTAGCATCAGTTCTTACACCAATCGCCAATTGCTTATCTTTAGTGATATCTGGAGAATCAAAATTGTTACCCCAGAATTCACCAGATCCAATAACAACTTTATAAGATGCTGAAGTCGATAATCCAGTATAATTTCCTAAGAAAGTATTGAAGCAACCAGTTTGATTATAGTGACCAGACCCAGATCCAAAGAACGAATTATATCCACCAGTAGTATTATAAAATCCTGCCCAAGAACCAACTATAGTGTTTTCTGGTCCAGTAGTATTACAAAATCCTGCTTCTTCTCCTATAATGACATTCCAATTTCCCGTGGTATTGTAATAACCAGAACATTTACCAATAAAAGTATTCTGTTTTCCAGATGTGTTGTTGCATCCAGAATAAGCACCAAAGAAGTTATTATAATTTCCACTATAATTAGAATATCCAGCGAAAGCACCAAAGAAGTTATTTTTATTTCCCCCAAATGTATATCCTGCCTTGTATCCAATTCTAGTGCTGCGGTTTGAATCAAAATTATCTAAAACAACTAGTAGTTTTATATCATCTGAAGGACTAGATCCTCCTACGGAAGTTCCTGGAATAGCAATTACTTCATTTTCTACAAAATTAATTCCCTTCGAAGTAAAAGTCCAAGATGCTTCTCCTAAAGAATTTCTAGTAATATTAATTCCAAATCCAGTTCCACTTATATTGCCACTTAAATTTGTTAGTGAATAACTTTGATTTGCTTGAGATTGTATAACGCTTACACCAGGAGCAAAAATTGATTGAACTACTGTAGAAGAAACTGTTTGTACTGTAATTGTTATGTCATTTGTTGGTGTTGATCCACCTATTAAATTTCCAGGAATTGTAATTCTTTCATATGCAACAAACCCAGATCCACCATTATTTAATGACCAAGAATTTATTGATCCAAAAGAGTTTCTATATAATGTAATTCCAAATCCGGTTCCACTTAGATTGCCACTTCGATTTGTAAGAACATATGTTTGATTTGCTTGAGAGGGAATAACAAGAACTCCTGGAGTATGTAACCCATAAGTATTTCCTACAGTAGTTGTCGTAACACCCAAATATCCAGATTGATGCCCTATGGAAACATTATGATATCCAGTTATAGCAGAATTTCCTACTCCAGAACCTATAAAAATATTATCAGACCCAGTAGTTAAATTAGTTCCAGTGGTATTATCACCAATTCTTATATTTCGATTAACAGTAGAAAATCCTAAAACTCCATTAATTTCCAATCTTGTTTTTGGATTTGTGGTTCCTACGCCCACATTACCCAGAGTATGAATTCCTGCAGATGTTGTAATCCACTGGGTAGATACACCAATAACTCCGGTGACTCCAGAACCATCACCGACAAACTTACTTGCGGTTATAATACCAGTTGTATTGACACTTGAGGTCGCTGTAAGAGTTGTGGATACTCCTGCGGTTGATGCATAAGTAGCAATACCACTAGAAGTTGCATATGTTGCAATACCTGCGGTAGATGCATAACCAGAAGAATTAGAAATATTTGCACCATTAACATAAAGAGCACTGGCACTTACAATACCAGTGTTTCCATAAACAGTGACTCCAGTTCCAATATTAATCGTATTCGTATTACCATCAATAGTAACCGATGAATTACCAATAGTAAGAATTCCCGTAATTCTTACATCACCGATAACGTGCAGAGCATATTGTGGGTCTGTGGTCCCTATACCAACGTTTGATGTAGTAACAATACCAGATGGACTTGCTTCCCATTTAGATGTATTCAGTGCAGTAACTGTTGCGACCCCTGCGGCAAGAGATACTACTAAATTATCACCAAAGTCAATTGTTGCGGCAGTTCCAACAACAGAGATATTATCTCGTATCTCGACTCCGACTCCTGTGGCAACTAGGTTAGTGAGTCCGGAACCATCGCCAACAAATTGTGTTGCGGTAAGAATACCTGAGATACTGGCATTTCCTACGTTGGATAGGTCATCTCTTGCTAGTTCAAAACCACCCGTGGTAATACCATTATGAACACGAACAGAATTAGTATCGGTATTGATGGAGATTTCTCCAGCAGCACCTTTGAAGTTATTATTTTGACCTTCGTTTCCTCTTCTAAACTGAACTTGTGTAGGCATTATAATACTTTTTAGTTATTTATGTTAGCGTGGATAAAGTAGTCCGACTGTTGGACGTAAATCAAGTGGTAGTGCAATATTATCAATAGTTGTATCTGGAGATAGAAAAATTGACCCGGCATAATTAAATTTAACGTAAATAGTAAGGAATTCTGTTGGATTTATGGTTCCAATACCAAGCGTTGATGTGGAATATGCTAGTCCAACAGTAGTTTGTCCTAGAGGACTTTGATTAAATGATGCCATATTAAACAGTCCTTGCCAAGAACATTGGAGAAGCCCCTGTAGTTATAGTGCCATTATTCGCAACGTTAATCATTTCCCATTCTTCAACCCCGGCAGAAACTACTAGAGTATCCTGAACTGCCATTGTATTGTTTGCATAGTGCATAGATAAACCAAAGTCTTCTGGAATAGATTCAAATAGAAAATCACTATATTGAGCTCCAGTAAATACCGGAGTTACGTTAGTTGCATATGTCGGATTTACATTGGAAAATGCAACTGGAAGATATTTTGGAGAATCAGCCCATACGGAATAACTATCTGCAGCTACAAGATTTGTGGTTCTACTGCCACTGAAATTTCCAACTGCACCGTATGTTTGTACTGCAAAGTCTGTTTGCGTTCCATTATATCCACTAAGTGTTGTACTATCTCTATTTGCCAATCCCCATGGATGGTATGACCTTCTTAACATATAATACTGATTAAATCTAATTATCCCCATTGTACCATTAGTACTTAAATTTGCAATTAAATAGTGATGGAAAAATACTTTATTTAAATCATACCAAGTTGATATTTTGGAACCTACGGCAGCATTCGAAATATGGAAATTAGTTGTACTGGAAGTTCCGTTTCTAATTACAAACCAACTAAATGATGAATTAGTCTGACTTGTATATCTAGTAATAACTAAATTTGTTGTTGTTGTCCAACTAGTAATTAGTCTATGATTGGTTACCGCATTAGTTGTTGTTGCATAAAAATCTAGATACTGAGTCCCTGTTGGAACGTGAGTTACGGCATTCCATCCGGTGGCAAGAGCCATATACATTTGCCCACCAGTAAATATAAACCAGTAATAAGTTCTTCCATAAGTTTTTGCTGCATCATATTGAACTTCAAGAATTCTATTTTCCATAGTTCCAGACAAGAAACTATCGTACCAAGCAGTCATCAAACCGGCATCAATAAAGGCATCACGAACTAAATCTGCGTGTTGTGCCGTAGTCCAAGTTGGGTTTAAAGTGTATGCAACTTTAGTTACTGCCATATTATTCCTCCATCTTTAAGATTGTTAAATTGACTGAAATGCTAGTTGTAATTCCGGTTAAGTTTTTAACTGCTACGTAGATTGTAGTCGTAACTGGGTCATCATCATTAAATCCAACAATAAAGGGAGTCATTTTTACGGTGGCAATACCGGCAGTTGCAACTTCAGCAATAACCCCGCTTCCGGTAATCGGGTCTACCTCAATTGACCTAGATGCATCATTAGACCTAGAAGTGCTATCAGTATATAGGCGCACCCAAGCGGCACTAGATACGCCAACTTTTAATACCCCATAAGTCTTAAATCCAGCTATCTCAGTGTTACCAATACCATTTACTACCAGTGCAGTAGTAATACCAGAAACAATGGTTCTTGAAGATGCTCCTCCACCACCAGAAACATTTGTAAGTCCAGAACCATCACCAACAAATGCCGCTGCAGTTATTGTGCTTGCAGTATTAATACCAACAGTTCCAATTCCACCAGAAGTTTCGACAACAAAATTACTACTAAAGTTAATTGTTGATGCCGCCCCAATATTAATATCATTATTTTGTAAGAAAATACCTCCACTACTTGTCGCAACAATTCCGGTGAGCCCAGAACCATCACCGACAAATTTTGTTGCGGTTATAACACCAGTCGTATTGACACTCGTATCACTTGTTAAATTAATTGCAGTAGTTGCTGTTCCTGTTAGATTTCCGACAAATGTAGTTCCACTAAATGTGGTTCCAATAAATGATGATGCCGTAACTATTCCAGAAATAATAACATTACCCAGAACATCAAGTCTTGCGGTTGGATTCGTGGTTCCTATTCCAACATCACCCGGATTTGTAATTGCCATTCTTTCAACGGCATTAGTATATCCAATGGCTACCTGGGTTAAAAATCTAATTCCGCCCGCACCAACTGTCGATGTATTTGCAATATTTAAAGAATTATCATTAGTTCCAACAGTGTTACCTTTCCAAATAGCAGACTCTTCTAGACCACCATCTTGTCTGAAAATAATGAAAGGATTATCTGCCTCATTAACATTATCAGAATCTGCTTCAATAATTAACTTTGTGACACCGGTTGAAGAAATGTGTAATATACCTAGCGGATTTGTGGTCCCTATACCAACGCTTCTTAGGGTGTTAATTCCTGCAGATGTTGATTCCCAGTTTGCATAAGGTCCAAATGGCATCCATTTTGTATATGCAGAATCATACTGTAAAATTTGTCCGTTTTGAAGTGCCTGAACTCCTGTTGCTCTTGTGGTAATGTACCGAACATACATTGAGCCACCAGTAGGAACGGAAGCACCAGCATAAAATGCAACAGAATTGCTTCCTGGTGAATAAGAATCAAATGGTTGTATAAAAGAGTTCCAGTTAATTCCATCTTTACTCCACTGAACCAAATCCCCTGTCTTAACTTTATCTAAGAAATTGGTTCTCCAAGTAGTTCCACTAGTTCCATTTTGAGAAACAGATGGAACCCAGTTCAATCTGATTGTTGGTAATGAATTATTTGTTGAAATATCCCATCCACCACTAGAGTTAATTGCATTATAAGAATCCCATCTATCACTTAATGTCACAACTCCTTGTGGTTGATACTGGAAGTCAGACATACTGACAATTCCTACTGATACAATACCAACACTCCCATTCACACGAGTTACGATGTTGCCGGAGAACGTTGTTGCCGTAACAATACCTGCAGAAATATTAGTTACCAATACGCTACCAAGAACATCCAATCTTGCTCTTGCTCGTGTGGTTCCAATTCCAACATCACCATTAAAAGGTGCTAGTTCAATAGACCCATCAGCATCAACATCTATACTTGGAATTCCACTAATATCATTGACACTGAAGATACTTCCTGTTGCCAAACTATCGACTACTGAAAATAGTTGGCCAGAAGTTCCGGCAACACTCACTGTCCCAAAAACTTCTAGATTTGAGACTGGATTTGTGGTTCCTATGCCAACTTTAGATAGTGTATGAATTCCTGCCGATGTAGTGATCCATTGAGTTGATAACCCAACAACTCCGGTTAGACTAGAACCACTACCAACAAAAGTTCCTGTAAAATTCCCAGAAAAATTAGATGCCGTAATAATACCTGTGGTATTAACGCTTGCGGTTGTGGTAAGACCCGGAGCAGATACAATAGTAACTGTTGCAATTCCTCCGGAGATTTCAAGGTCAAAATTATTATCAAAATTAATAGTTCCGGCAGTTCCTACAGGACTATTATCATTTTGAAGTGATATTCCACCACTACTGGCAGCAATGATACCACTCAGACCAGAACCATCACCAACAAACTTTGTTGCTGTTACAATACCACTAGTATTAACACTAACATCGCTTGTTAATGTAGTAGCAGTCGTTGCAGTTCCGGTTAAGTTGCCGACGAATGATGATGCCGTCACTACACCAGAAACAATAATATCACCACGAACATCAAGTCTTGAAGTTGGATTTGTAGTTCCTATACCAACATTAGATAGTGTGTGAATTCCTACTGATGTAGTAATCCACTGAGTCGATACACCAATAACTCCAGTGAGTCCAGAACCAACACCAACAAATGATGATGCTGTTACAATACCCGTTGTATTGACACTTGCAGTTGTCGTTAGTCCGGTATATCCTGGTTCCCATTTACTAGTAGATTGATTCCAAACAAGTGATTGTCCAGTAACTGGTGCATTACTAGATGTATCAACATCGTCCAAATTATTAATAGAGTATGGAAGAGAAATATAATCTCCTAAAATAGCCGCAGATGGAGGAGAAAAAGTAGAAGTATATCTGGCAATTCCCTTTGTATAACGAACATCATCAATTTGTCCTGTCCAGTTATAAGGAGAAGACGGATTAGCCCTCCCTATCCACCCAGTACCATACGATATGTTTGAAGTATTTCCCGTATGTGTACTACGCAATACTCCATCAGTAAAAAATCTTACCGTACCACTCTGCCTAGTTATGGCAATATACACCCAATTATTAATAATATTAAAGAAGGTACTACTGACACTAAAGTTACTACTACCTAGTTGTATACTAAGATTATTTCCAGAATCAACTACTATTTCAATACCGTGGAAAAGGCAAAGACCACGAGCACTAAAACCCTTAGTATCTCTAGCCCATAATTCAAATGTGAAATCACCAGTTCCAATATTAAAGTCTGATTGATTAGTTAATGTAGTATAATTTAAATAACTAGTACCATTTAAAGATAAAGCACCTGCTCCATATTTTTTAGTACTTGTAGTAATAGTAGGTGTACCACTTTGTGTTACAGATAATATAGAAGTAATTTGATCAAAATTACCACTTTTATCTAAGAAATCTGTATCATAAGGTAAAGCAATGCTTACATTACCAATATACGGGTCATTACCCGAAAAATATTCATATCCTCCAATGATAGGACCGGTTTTCCATTTACCATTTACATTAATTAAGGCGCGACCATCACTGATAGTTCCTTCTATAATATCTACATCTTCTAATTGGTTGATGAAAATTCCACTTAAACTAGCACCACTACCAACAAAATTAGAAGCAGTTATAATTCCTATTGTATTAATATTTGCAGTCGTAACAATCCCTAGAGCAACAGTAGCAATACCTGAAGTATTAGCATAACCCGCACCAGCAATAAAGGATGATACGTCAATACCGGCAGCATATAGTTTAGTAGCACTTACAATTCCAGCATTACCATCAATAGTAACAGATGATGATACTCCGACTGTCAAAATGCCAGAAATTCTTGCATTCCCAACAACATCTAATTTACTTTTGGGACTTGTAGTTCCTATGCCAGTATTATCGGCAACCGCATCTACAAAGATGTTGTTCTTAGAAGTTAGATTTGCGGATTGACGACTTTTGCCTGCCATATCTATTTTTTAATTATTTATTTTAAGAAAGTGGACCTAAGTCATTTATTGCGACTATTGCCGGTGGGTCAGTTAGCGCATCAAATGTTGGTGAAGTAGGAATGCCAAATGCATCAGATGTAACCGCACCAAAATCACCATAATCACCAAATGGAATGAATAGAATCTGACTCGAAACAATTTCAAGTAAGTCATCTGCCGATGCAGTTTCACTTAAAGTAATTGATGTTCCGTTAGATGCTACGTATTCAGATTCATTAAGACGAATACCATTTAGGAATACATCAATACTTCCAACAACATATTCACTTAAGAATATTGATTGCCCCTCAGTTGCAATAAATGATGTTGCATTTCTAGAAATTCCTGTGGGTATTGATGATGGAGTTGTAACTGTAACAATACCTGCCGAAGCAGGACTTACATTTAGATATCTTCCAAAGTTGATTGTAACTGCAACACCAACATTAATATCATCCTTTCTAATACTAATACCAGTCGATGATGATGGAATAACTCCGGTAAGTAATGAACCATCACCAACGAACTTAAATGCCGTTACAATTCCAGTAGATACAAGTTCTGTTACTGTAACATCTCCAAGGGTTGATATTCCAGTTACGTGTAAAGTAGTAACATCTGCAATACCACCGATTACACTTGTCGATATTCCAGAGGTATTTGAATATGTGGAGAATCCTGAATTATTTGCATAAGTGGCAATACCAGCAGTTTGAGCATAAGTTGCTATACCAGCAGTCTGGGCATAGGTTGCTATACCTGCTACCTGAGCATAAGTGGCAATACCCGTTACTTCAGAATAAGTGGCAATACCAGCAAGTGGTGCATAAGTGGCAATGCCAGATGTTATAGAATAAGTTGATATACCTGCTACCTGAGCATATGTTGCTATACCTGCTACCTGAGCATAAGTGGCAATACCTGCTACCTGAGCATAAGTTGCTATGCCAGCAGTTTGTGCATAAGTGGCAATACCGGCAAATGAGGCATATGTAGCAATTCCAGCTGCTGCAGAATAAGTTGCAATACCGGCAGAGATACCACTTAATTGACTTCCATCACCAATAAATCTAGTTGCAGTTACTACACCAGTAAAGTACCCATCACCAATTACATAAAGTCTTGAAGTTGGTAGTGTTGTTCCGATACCAACATTACCACCACTCTCACCAAGAGAAATTGTCCCATTTGAATTGGCTTCAATAATTGGAACGCCAACTATATTATTAATTCCAAAAATAGTTCCGGTTAAATTATTTGAAACTGAAAGTAATTGACCAGATGAACCCTCAAAACTCAGTGCCCCACCATCTTGCTCGTATGCCTTAATTTTAATATGTTGAGTTGTCGATGTTCCACCAGAAACAACAACCTCACCATTTACGTGCAAATCATAAAGTGGTCTAGTGGTTCCTATACCAACCTTAGATAGAGTATGAATTCCTACTGAGGTTGTAATCCACTGAGTCGATACGCCAATAACACCAGTAAGACCCGAACCAACACCAACAAAATTAGATGCCGTGATAATACCGGCAGAAATTTGAGATGCCGTTACAACTCCAAGTGTTGTAATTCCGGATACGTTTAATCTAGTAACAGATGCAATCCCACCGATTACATTTGTTGATATTCCTGATAGTTCAGAATAAGATGATATTCCAGAAGAATTTGAATAATTAGAAAAATCGGAGTATCCAGAAACAGTTGATACTCCAGAAACTTCGGCATAAGTTGCTATACCGGCAAGATTCGAATATGTGGAGAATCCAGAATTATTGGCATATGTCGCTACACCAGCATTATTTGCATATGTTGCAATACCTGATAGTGAAGAATATGTAGATATTCCAGAATACTCAGAGTAAGTTGCGACTCCAGCATTAACAGCATAAGTTGCAATCCCAGCAACTTCAGAGTATGTTGAAATTCCAGAAACTTCGGCATAAGTGGCAATAC